AAAAAAAAGAAGGAGGATTGTACCTCCTGTCGATTAAAGCGGACTCATACGACTCATCAACAACAATCTTGCATCTAGTTGCTCTTCTTCTGGCAACTCAGAAAACAAGCGTGCGCCGATGACTTGTAGTTCAACTTTATCAGATTCAGTCAACCCTAGTTCTTTATCCAAAGCGAATCCATAATACGAAATCATGTGCCCAAATAACAAGTTTTGATTTTTGATAAACTTCGCCATCCACGCGTATTGCTTCTCTACCAAATATCGTGCTTTTCGAGTCATGCGTGAACCAAAATGTTCCAACATAGCATCCATAACACAATTTTTAGTGTACATAGCCATTTTGCATTGGAAGAGCAAATCTTCCTCATCTATCCAAGTTTTAGAATTCACGTAATATTTCATTTTATTTTACCTCTTTTCTTTCTATATAGTAGAAAGTAAATTTTTGAAAAAAAAATGAGCGTTGTAAGTTTTACCCTAGCAACGCCCTGATGATTAGGTAAGGCTCTTTTCACCATACCAATCACCGATAATATCACCCATAGCGATCCACCCGATAATACCATCATGATTAATCTTAGCCCAATGCCAATCGCACTGAGTAGATGTTTCAAGAACTTGGTATTTACGGTTAATTGTTGCAGTACCTAAAACCTCTCCGACACGAGAAGGATTATTACGAATATGTAGAGCAACCTTAGGTGTAAAGAACTTAGGATTCCAATAGACATCCTCGTATTCTTTAATCTTCGAGTTTAACTCATCGAACATAGCACGATTTGTGCCAGCACCAGTTAAAGGCTTTAATACTCCAAATATGCGTATAAACACCGGTGCATTAGTTGTCCAAACATAGTGTGTAAGATCTTTACCAGTAGAGCCTTTATATGTATCACGAAGGTATTTCAGTTCTTCTTCATTATGAACATAAGCTACCTCGTTACGCATACCATTGTAATAGTAAACTTTTCTAGGATCCCAACCTTGTAAATATGGTTGTCCTGGGTCTCGACCTTCTATACGAAATGTAAAATGTATACTCATAATAGCACCGCCTAGTATCTAGATAGCGCTCGTTTAGTATTAGGGTCTGCCGCTGTTGGCCTAACAACACCAAATATACGATGATATACAGGTGCTGATTGATTCCACTCATAATGTTTCAAGTTGAACCCATGAGTATCGCTATAGATAGCGCGAAGATATTTCAACTCTTCCAAGTTGTGAATAGGTTGTACTTCGTTAATCGCACCGTTATAGTAATAAACAGTTTGAGCGTTCCAACCTAATGAATCTTCTCCACCAATCATAAATGTAAAATCCATAGTATCTCTTGTACCTCCACCTGATGCACCGCCACCGCCACCTACGCTGCCACTTACACCATCAGAATATGGTGGGTAGATGAACCCAATAATCTGTTCACCTCCGCCGCCGCGTAATGAACGTACCCGGTATCGTGCAGGGCCACCGCCTAAACCGCCATCTACGTTTTGTTCGACAGTCTGGAAGTTCCCGTTACCATCAGGGTCGTTGACGACAATGCCGGTGTGACCATATGGGTGTGCGCTTGTCCGCATACAGAATATAGCTCCAGCGCGAGGTAGTTCTACACCCGTTGTACGCCAGCCAAGCCCTTGACCTGCTCTAAGCATATCGATACCGTTACCCCACATAGACCGCCCAAAGAATTTCTGAGCGACCATGTTAGGGAGGTCGACACATTGCATACCATAGGCACCATCTGCATCAACCCCGATACCACGGTCAGCAAGGCTACGAACCCAGGATAATACTTCACCCCTAGTTGCCATATAGCCCTCCTAGAATATTATTTTCCGTCGTCTTCGTTAGCCTGAGCTTCGTTATAACGTTTAGTAGAGATCATCAATACAGAACCTGCGAAGGTCGCAAAGAGACCGATTGTCGCAGTGATCTTAGTTGCATCAAACCCATACAATACACCAAGCCCAGCGATAAGAGTTACAAGGGCAGGTACTACGTTGAGTAAGATGAATTTAGCAGCGTTATATTGTTCGTTTGTTAATGGTTTCATATGTTTATTTGTCTCCTAGTTTTATTTAATTGATCGGACGATTACTTTGATCTCGTCGACATCTTCCTTTACCGATTTTAAACCTTCGTTCATATAGTCCATACGGTCAACTAATGCTCGAATGATCTTCTGTTCTTCCTCGTACTTATCGAGTCGGTAAGAAACGCTATCCAGGTTCTTATCCTGGTGTTTGTTAGATACTTCAAGCTCAGTCAAGCGATGTTCTAAATCTCCTGTCCGGTTCTTTGCCGAAATATAGAATGTTGCACCACTGATAACGATAGGAAATACTACCGTCAGCACCCAGTGCATTAGCTCTTTTTCTTGCATGTTCCTCCTCTAATCAATTCGTGGCATAACCATACTAAGCACCCCTTGCCGTAGCATATCTTCTACCTTTTGGTCTTTGTAGGTATATCCTTCTGTCTCTTGGATCATAAAGGTAAATAAGGTCAAAGTATCTTTAGGCCATTTCTTGTTCGTATCGTATGGATAAGGCATTGCTACAACGTCACCGTTACTATATCGTTTTCCTGTAATAAGTGGTTTTGCTACTGAGGCAATTTTCTTATATGTAGGAGCAACCATACCGTCTTTTGTTGTGACTGCGAATGCTACAATAATATCCATAGCACTGTCAATGCCTGCGATCTGCTCTTGCACCTTCTCAATCTTCTCATTCTCGGCTTTACGAGGGAAGTTGATATCATAGTGCTTCTGCATAGCTTGCTTATACAGATCAGCATTAGGTAAGTCGATTACAGACTCGTCCAAATATACGTGTACTACAGACCCAACATCATCAACAAGAATAATATGTGTTTTCTTACTGTTAGTTGAATCGTAGTCCAAAGATTTCGATTTAAATTCTAATTTAGACACTTAAATCTCCTTTCCTAAAATATTTTATAGTGGGTACCTTAATTATAACATGATGGTTAGTTGACCGGCATATATAACATTATTATATGTAGCTAGTCCATGGAATACACCAGTATCTTTATTAACCTGAACGTGTATATTACCATCTCCTCCACCTATAGCCCATCCTGCAATAACAAACATATACGGTTGAGGTGCTTTAAATACGTCTAGTGGTATATCCGCAAAGACTATAGTGTTACCATTACCTGTAAAATTATAGCGAATAGTCAAAACATCACCTACACGTTTATAGTAAGAACCATCAAAACCAGCAGGTTGCCATTCTGTTGTAGTGACTAGGCCGGGGTCATCTTTAAACATGAACTCCTTCCATGCTGAAGGTTTCCATTCACGACCATTGTTATAATATCGTAGAAAATGTCGACCTTGACCAAACTCGGTGAAGAACTGAACGCCTTTCCAGCTATCAAGCCAGTAGTTTTGGAATAACCCCCATTGCCCACCTTTACCAAGCGGGTGATCAGCGTAAGTACCACTACGCCAATCTATTTGGGTTTGTTGAATATTCCAAGGCCGGTTCCAATTCCCTTGATTCAACATACCGTTATTTTGAGTAAGCTGGTAATTTTGAATAGGTTTATTATTGGCATAAATATCTCCAGCGACATCTAAGACGCCACGTTCACGTACTTTACCAATACCAACACCAGTCTTATCCATAGCCATAACTACAGACCGAGTTGCGACTTCGACACGGTATTCTGATGAAGCAAACTTGTCTTCTATCTTACCAATGATAGTAAATGACCTATCTCCACCATATCTACCACCCAGATTAGCTGTTGAGTTAACCAGAGCAGCTACAGTGGTAAATGTCGCAGAAGCTGGCCCATTATCATCTGTATAGTTCTCAGTACCAAACAGCGCCACTCTGAATGACACCTTCATAGAATTCTTCTGAGAGCCGTTAACAGTTAATGGAGCAACCTTGGTATTACGTGTTACTTGGATTTGGTCAGCATTAGCACCCACACGGTTTGCTGAGAAGGATATCTGCGGTAAGAAATAGTCTAAGAACTCAACCTCAATCTCTTTAGGAGCTGAAGTTCGTCCTCGACTGTCTGTTACTGTTGCACGGATCTTAGCTTTACCTGCGTAGTTGACCTCACCAATATACCCTTCTTTGTCGTAAGAAGAATATGGTTTATCAACAATCGTAGCGCTATACTTGGTAATCTCTGACCCGTAAAACCCTGAAGCACCATTAAAGGCTACCTTAATCTTAGATAAGACCGATAAGAAGGTATTAGGTTTACCGATTATATCCCCAACCTTGGTATTAGTATCCGATATAGATATGCCGGTTAGAGTTGGGACGGCTGAGTCCGGTACCTTCAATTTAAGAGAATACGCGGCTCGACCAACCTCCTTACCATCTTTATAAGTCAGGAACCATACTGTACCTACACCACTTAAGGCATTCGGCGTTTGTGAACATAACTCCATAGGCGGAGTCCATGTAAACGAGGTATCGGCAGGTGTCTCTCCTGTAACATTCGAAGCCCAGTTTCCGTAATATATGTGAATATAGTGTCGAAACTCAGGTGATGCTTTATTAATCCTAAAGGTTATAGGCTGACCAATAGTACCAACAATATCAGCACCGGAGTCACTATTACCGCTTGAGCCTGAATTATCGACCTTACTTGCACGAGGAATATCTTTAAGCTTAAGGTTAAATCCTACTGAAGCAAACCCAAAACCTTGAATATGGATTTCGAAACTTGCTGCGACATCTACTGTCTTACGTCCATCGTTATCATGTGGAACAGTAAAGTCCTTAGCAAATAACGCTTTACGTTGTCCTGCTCCTATACCAGCGTCTATTTGATGAACCTCAACAATATCTCCTACTCTGACAGTAAGAGGCTTAGGATAAAAACCGTTTAGGGACGTATATCCGTCTGTTATCAGGAATACTTGGACGTTTACTCTTGAGAAGTTACCTGCATTATTTGGTTCATTCCATGCAGAGATAACTTCCAACTGCATCCCCGCCCCCCAATAACCGGAGAAATTAGCGCGTACCATTTATCTACACACCTCCTACATACATTGTTAGATTTCGATCCAGGTTGGTCGGGTCTTGTACTGTAACAAATCGTCCAATACGAAGACTCTTAACGAACACCCCGTTATCGATTTGGAGAACCCCTTGGGAAATGGAGGCAACTTCCTTACCCCCTGAGACGAAGGAAATACGATCAGAGGAGACGAGTACTTTAGAAGCGCCATCCTTCTGACCGACAATAAGACCTTCTTCGGACTGAGACATGTAGGTGTTTACAAACTCAGTCGTGATCTTGAGTTCTCCGATTTTTTGTTGAAGTTCGTTGATCCGTTCACTAGCTCGAATAACAGCGGCTTCAGCATCTTTACGCCCAGCCTCTTCAGTAGCAGTCAGGTTCTTAATTGATTGGATCCATGTATCCACAATATCCTGACTAGCTTTAGCCTCCATCTCAGCTTTTAACAATTCATTACGTTCTGAGAGTTTGTTAATCTGCTCTTGGGTTAGAGTTTGGTCAGCCTTCTTAGATAAGGATACTTCATAGTCTTCCGATGATAAAGTGTAATCAGTAGCAACAGTACCTGTCTCGACCTTAATACCAGTAATCCAGGCTTTACCAGACGTGGTACCCTCAAGAATGAAGCTAAGATCCATTTTCAACTCATCATATTTTGGATCCGAACCGTAGTTGTATGTTCGTTCGATACGAATCCAATCAGACGTCCCATCAAAGTTGAACATACCAGGGTAATCAGCAGGAGATACGGCGTTAGTTTTAGAGTTACGTCTATATAAAGGAATAGATTTGAAACAGTTAAATCCTTGCCAAGAGCTAGCGCCCTTTTTAACATTCTCATATTTAACCCAGGCACTAACCGTTAATGTAGTATAAAAACGCTTCGTGAAGTCTGGGGCAATAGTGAATGTGAGATTATTCTTATTACCACCGCTCTCGATATAATAACATTCCTTCTGACCTGTAATATGGTTTTTTGGAAGTTTCTCAATAGCAGAATAACCTACCGCTCTACTATCTACCCATAAGTTACGACCACCAACTTTAACACCACCGACCATATCAACCCACTTGTATTTAGTAGGGTCTGTACTATCAGCCTCGTTGCTATCAGTATAAGTACCTACAAAACGACGATTGTATGACTCGGTTGTACTGAAGTCAGTACGTCCATCTGATGAGTTAGCATAGGCGAAGTGGGCGTAAGATGACTTACCAGGAGCACCATCGGCTCCATCAGCGCCTTTGACCTTAGTCCATTTGTATTTAGTAGGATCGGTACTGTCTGCTTCTGTAAAGTCGTTATATGTACCAATATACGCTTTGTTCGCAGCGGCACTTACACTGAAGTCAGTACGTCCATCAGATGAGTTAGCATAGGCGAAGTGAATATACGGAGTCTTACCATCAGCACCTTTGGCACCGGGAAGTCCATTAGCACCATCGTCACCTTTCACCTTAGTCCATCTATAGTCTAAAGGATTAGAACTATCTACAGGATCGTAGTTATGATATACCCCCATATATGGTTTATTAGTATCTGTCTGACTAAACCCGGCACCATTTATAGTATCAGCATAAGCAATATGAATATATGGTGTTCGACCATCAGTACCTTTTTGACCAGGGATACCTTGATCACCTTTAGGCCCTTGTAGACCTTGAATACCTTGTCTACCAGGAGCACCATCCTCACCCTTTATCTTAGTCCAAGTATAACGGGTAGGATCGGTACTATCAGGTTGGTTGAAGTCAGTATACGTTCCCATATACTTCTTATCAGGAGTACCAGTTACAGTGAACCCTGTTCTACCATCTGCTGAGTCAGCATAGGCGAAGTGAATATATGGAGTACGTCCATCGGCACCAGGTTTACCAGGAACCCCATTGGCACCATCGGCACCACGTACTTTCTGCCAAGTATACATCGTAGGGTTATTTGAGTCTGTAACATTATAGTCGGTGTATGTACCCATGTATAGCTTCTTAGATACATCAACTTTAGTTACAGTAACTGGCGAATCGATATCTCCACCATCGCTTAATATTGTACTAGTTGTAAAGCCAGTTCTACCGTCTGCCGAGTCAGCATAAGCGAAGTGGATATATGGAGTACGACCATCAGCACCAGGCTTACCGGGAACACCATCTTTACCATCATATCCTAGCCATTGAGACCAATGATAGTCTTTAGGATTATCGCTTCCAGCAGCATTGAAATCTTGGTATATACCTATATGAGTTAGATTTGTACCTCTATCTGGATCTTTAGTGAAGCTTGGATATGTAGTCTCCTTATTAGGACTTTCGATTAAATTACACCAAGCAAGGTGGGTGTACTGGGTTCTACCGTCTTCTAAATCAACGATAGTAATCTGACTAGTTGAAAGTAAACTCATTACGCGCCTCCTTCCTTGTCTTCTGGTGATAACGAGTAGTCTGTCGCAACTGTACCCTCTTCGACTTTAACCCCAGTAATCCAGGCAGTACCTGATTGAGTGTCCTCAAGAAGGAATTG